GCGGTTTACAGTGGTTGTCTCCATTAGGTCTCTATAACAGTAACACAGCTACAAGCACCAATTCTTTTCTATCTCAAGGAACTATCACCCTTTCGGGTCACATTGATCAAGTGAGGTCTCCCAACCTCACCCCGGGACTTTTAACCTTGAGCCTCGATACAAACTGGTACAATTCACTGCTTCTAGAGTGCCATTCCACTACCAGCCTCGTAGTAGAAATATCTGACTAATAAACATTCAGACTCGCCATGTTCTCATATTATGAACACGAGGGCACCATCTCCAGAAGTTACCATCACAAATACCTATTCCCTAGCAGTGTTTTACTTACTCATCAAAGGTAAAACGATCTAACACTGCATGTTCTAACTCACAAATTGGGTCTTGTATACCTCTAATCGCTTGCTCTAAAGCGTCTATGTCATTGTGAGTTACACCGTACTTATACCACATCCATTCTGCACAATCATTGTAATCAGATTCTTTTACATCCGTGCAGATACGGGCCTTATCAGCGTAACCAACTATGAAGTGATTCGGAAGGCCTAGTGATATCATTTTTCGAGCCAAGACGTCAAATATGGGAAGTCCTTCGGACCAGGCTAATAGGCATTGGCCTTTAGCGAACAGTAATTCACGTGATATGTTATCCAAATTCTTCATTCCAACGGTGATTTTAGTAGAAAACCCAAGTGTCATAAAGACTCGCTCAGGTTTTCGAATCATTCTAAAAGTACCATCACCACGTCGGAAAAAATAATTGGACAAATAGGAGCGAGTATCCAGAGGTCCAGTTTCAACAACTTTAACAATACATCCAACCCCATGAGGTGTTGGTGTGTTGTCTCGGTTGAAACCCTCTCTAACTGCAGTTCGGAATACATCAATGTCACGAATGTCAATAATTCCGATCATATCGTCTCCTTTCATCATCATGAAAACAGGTTTGAAACCTGGTTTTGGTCCGTCCAAATCTGGATTGAAACCGTGTCGAGTTAGCACCACTGACCACAAGACCATACTGGTTATTGTGTTGCCAACCGTTGTCCAAGTATCACCACTAGCTCGAGTGTAAGTTTTAGCTTGGACTTGTCCCTGGAATGCAAATAATCTAAGAAATTCACTATTACGAACGTAATCTAAAAGCTCTACTCGTGATTGATCGTCACCCCACTCTATCAAAGAATGCCCAGAGACATTTTCGATAAAGCGTGTGAATGCTTTTAGTATGAATTTCTTCTGTGTCGAATCGTAGCGTGAAAAATCAGCCTCAGCACCTGTGGGCTTATACTTACGTGAAGTCATGTTCTGTTCTGCTTCGTATAAGGCCTCACAAATTTGTGACCAATTTTTCATACCACAATATACTTTGCTATTCCTATGCATGAGCTTCTCCAGAGCCCACATAAATGGTCCTGTATAAAATTTCTTACGGTCTTGTGGACCGTATATGCAGCGTTCTTTCAAGCCATTATGCCGGGTCTCATGAAGCTCAGGGTCAACTTCAGTTTGTTGAAGTTCGACTTTAGGGAATATGTCGTACACGTATTTCTTGTCTTCATTGTCTTGGGAACGGAGGATCTTTTCACGATATTTGATCGGGTGGTTTTCCAACCACTCCTGTAGATCAATTTTCATTCCTCCTTCTTTAGTGATATACCCTTTAACCTTTTCAGCTAGTCGTTCAAATTCAGCTTCAACGAGTTGTTCAAAGCTAGCTTCGGGTTTCACAACTGCTTCCAAACCTCTCTTAAGAGCGGCCAGAGTAGTTAATTGACATGGATGCTTAATAGTGGGCATTCTTCTAACATGTCCGTGAATAAAAGGGCCTACCTGTCCTGCGTAAACTTTGTTTTCTGCTACACAACCTATACGCGCACGGATTTTTGAAGGGAGATCAAACACGTTGAATAAATTTCCATAAATCTTAAGGCTTTTAATAGCCTCTTCAGGTAATTCTGCAAAATTCAATCGTGAGTCATCCGTGACGCAGCTAGCGGGAACCCAAATACGATGGGTTTTCTCAAAAATTCTCTCCCCAAACCTGTTAGCAAAACTAATGACCTTAAGCAGTATAAACACCGCTACCGGGATTAATGCTAATAAGTAATGGTGAGAATTTTTATTAGTTTGGGAATGTTCAGGTTTATGTGCTCGAGCGACTGGCAATTGGACAATATAAAGTATAAATACAATATACAGCCAACCTTTGCTCAGCCACTGGCTCATAATTTTACCCTGTTTACGTATTTGCTTCTCAGTTTTGGGCTTATTAACTACTTTATCTGGCGCATTTCGGTCAATGTAAGTGGCTTTAAAGCCAGTACGCCGCCGAATTCCATGCACAGCTGTTGCTACAGTCGCAACCAGACAAAGTGGTGCTCCTTTTCCGGTGGCTACCTCCACATTTTGCATGGCCGCTACAAACGGCAAATTAAAATGTGAATCTATCCACCAGACTACGAGCATAGTTAAAGCCCAATTAAACAAGGGTGTGATCTTTCGATCCCTGATCATTTCACACACAAACATAATCCAACAAAGAATTGCAACTAAAGCATATAATAATGTCTCGTTCATGCAATCCTTGATCATGGGTTCCTCAGAGAGTGATGTTAGGTAACACATGTCTTGAGTTGGTATGCTTGTTGTGAAATAACGTATAATCTTAAGAATAGGGAAAAAGTTGGTATAATCAACGAAACTTGCAGATAAAAATGTAATGATGCAAATGAAGATCCAAGTCCATTGCCAGAAGGACCTTTTGTTGGGCATGGCTGCACGATACTTGCGGAAGTAATTAGTCCATGTCCAAACTTTCTTCATTCCACCCTGCACAAGTCGTCGCAGTTCGTCATGCTCTTTATTGGTCAAGATTGATACATATCGAGTTGACAATCTTATAGCCATGACTTGGGCTAACACTAAAGTGTCACCAGTCGTAAGAGCATTAATGCGAGTGTCTCCTGCTTCTAACTTATCCAAATTATTCTTACAGATTCTACGCCATTGCATCCCAAAATCGCTAGTAGTGTTTCTAAACAGGGCATCTGCGATGGCAGCATTCAGTAGTTCAGGTATGATAGTCAAGGTTGGACGGTGAAAACTACCGTCTTTCTGCTCAATGGTTGTTGTGACAATAAGATTGCGGGTTTTCTTGTCAAAACTGACCTGAGTTGGGCAGATATAACCTTCTTCATCAATGTTGCTTTCTTTAATGAACTTACTGATGCCTTCCACAGCTAACTGCGCTTCACTAGGCAGTTCAGATACTGTTTGCCTCTGTTTTGCAGTAAACAAACTCTTGATGGTACTGCCCACTTTGACAATAGTTTTAGAAGCTATGTCAAGGACAGTTAGATACGTATCAGCATACGTATCTTCAAACAACTCTTCTGTAAATTCTTCAGGGTTTTTGGTAAACAACATATCTTCGAAGACAGGAACGTCAGCTAAGTCGCTATAACAATTCGCCAAGTGTATGATTTTGACTAGGACATAATCAACTCCTTCAAAAGGAATACGATCACAAATCCTAAACAAAAATCGCCCATGGAAATTTTT